TGAGTGGATGATTTGTAAATCAGACAAGATATATAACTAATGCGAAGAACGACCCGAACCATTGAAAGAGTATGGGATGTGGGCGTGAAGCATGAATACCACCCTAACAATAAATCGACGCCTTGGCTTCCTTGAGGTATCAGTTGTACAAAGCCAGTCGTAGTAACAGGTGGTGTTTGGGCGTGATAAGGTATTGACCGAGACGTGGTAAGTAGACAACCAGGGTATCCCATGGTGTCGAAAAACCGAGTCGTGGTAACGCAGGTTCGATTCCTGCCACGTCCACAATACAATATAAATACGAATGTATATGGATAATATAATCAAAATAATTAAACACAATAATATGAGTAAAATTAAAATCAAATCCCTTTATGACCAGCTATTACCTGAAGTAAAGCTAGACTTAAAAGTAAGTGCTAGACAATACTCTACGGCAAAGCTACTAAAGTATACTCTTATGTCAAAATCTATATGGTCAGAGTTGTCCATATCTGATATTA